ATACTATGTTATAAATAACCTCTAAACGGGGTAATCTGTTTTGTTCAATTACTTTTTTTGTTGTTTGTTTTTTAGGCACACTCTCCAATACACTCAATTTTTCCCTAAGTCTATCATTATCATCCTCTAATAGTTTAACCTGTTTCGATAAGCTTTCTATTAACAGGTTCGACATTGCTTCATTTCTATTATAACTCGCCTCTGGTTCGTTAAGCTTTGTTATCTGTTCTTGTTTTTCTTCATAATTATCCAGTTTCATTTTCCCGGTACCACAGATGAGCCAATTAAGATTTATTGATAATTTTTTATGGAGATTCTCTAAAAGCGCAATGCCAATTTTCTTTTTATCATTTTCTACATCTGCAATGCTTTGTCCATTGGTATCAACCATTGAGGCGAAATCTGCCTGAGTACAATCGTACGTTTTTCTTATTTTTAATAATCTCTGACTTATAGACATTTATATAATAAATTAAAATATTTTCTAAAATATTTAGAAAATCTCTTGACAATTTAGAAAATCTCATTACATTTGTTCAATCAATTTATGAATTAACATCTAAAAAAACAAATAATATGCCAACCATTTCAGAACTCTATAAATCAACGCCTAAGGGTAAGAAACGCGAAATTATTTCTTCCATTGCAATAGAGTGCGGTATATCCGAAGCTACTGTATTTCAAAAGATTTACGGTAACGTTAAATTTTCTAAACTCGAAAAAGAGCGCGTTAGCGAAATTTTACATATTACGGTGGATGAACTTTTTCCAACCGAATTGAACTGTGTTAAACTTTAATACTTAACGCCATGCGTATGGAATTCTTCAAACCAGCCCCCGGTATTTTTACCGAAACTACTTTTTTTCGCGAACTCGGTTCCGATAAGTATATTCCTGTTAGTAGTCTAGACGAAAACAAACAACGAATTATTTACATGTTATTCATCGATAACAAAACCATAGCGCCATACATCAAATATCTAAAACAGCGCGGTATCGATAACATGCTCGAAGTAATATCGATGTGCATTGTAAGATATTTCCCAAAACTTAACAAAACATGGGATATCGACGGTAATAATCTGAACATCGAAACAAATTAATAAACCCGCGTCCCCCAACGCTAAAAACTATAATTATGAAAACTAACTCCGAACAATACTACAATCGCAATAGAAACCTTAATTATAAGCTGACTTTATGTTGCTATATACTTGCAATATTTATAATTGCCTTTTTAGCAATACGGTCATACGTTAAAAAATACCCCGAAAAAGTTTTTAAAACCCGTTTCGCACAGGAGAGGCATTCTGATGTGAACAATTTGCGCATTCAAAACTCCTCACGATGCGAATCGCGGGAGTTCTTTTCCATCGGCTGATATTTCACCCATCATAGTGACAGCATATTGAGCATTTGTTATATAATGTTTAAATCCTGAACTCCACTCTCCTTAACCGGAGAGTGGTTTAAATCTCACAACATGCGCACAATGGAAACTACAGATAAAACAGCAATTTCAACCGATAGCGAACGTATTAGCTATCTACAAAAAGAAATTTTAACACTTAACCAATACATATCCGAAATACCCGAAGATGTTAAGGCAGTGTGTAAACGCAATGAACTAACAGATGAATTAACCGCATTGCAAAACAAAAATCTGTTCGAAAACGAACTGAAGAAATTAGGTAGAAATAGGATTGAAGAAATAATAACTCCGGCGCCAGATCCTGCGGTTATCTTGATTCTGGAACCTACCGATATGGCTATATTAAAAGCATGTTTTAATTATGCCATTGGCGTGGCAGATTGTATCGATTGCGAAGAAAGTAGCTTAAAATTTAAGATGCTAAAAACCAAGATAGCCACCCAGGCTTTTGCTCAAAATAAAATACTCTGATTATGGAAAAGTATAAATTTTATAAAAGCATAAATACCGAAAAGGGTTACGAAAAATATATTCGCACAACCAGCGAACGATGTACTGTTATACTTTTGGGCGGAACGGCACCCATAATTGAGCGCTTCGAAAAACCATACCCTGTGTTTGACGACGAAGCTTTAGAAGATTGCTCTGGTTCTGAATTTTACGAAAAGGCCGATAACGTAAGGCAACGTAAATTAAATTTTACATCGAAAAGTAAAAAAGCCAATGCGTATAAATCCTTACTTGTTTTTGCAATATTCATTTGTTTTATAGGCTTATTGCCATCCTGTACAGTTAAAAAATTTACCCAAAAACCATATATTCTATATAATATATACCCTTCAGCTAACTGCGTTGTACATCAATTCATTTCATTTTCTTATACCGAGGGGCGCGACGAATATCTGGATACAGCCATTTGCGCACCCGGCGACACGCTTTTAATAAAAGATTACAGATTACCATTCAGGGGTAAAAGAACCTGCTTTATTAAACCTTAAAATATTAATACCAATGAGTACAAAAATAGAATGGTGCGACGAAACCATTAACCCCATTGTTGGATGCACAAAAATAAGCCCGGCATGCGATCATTGTTATGCCGAACGTATGGCAAACAGGTTGGCAGGTATACGACATTCCGCTTACAAATATGCTCCGGTAGTTACCAACGGAAAATGGAACGGTAAAACAGTATTTGACCGTGCCGAACTTCAAAAACCAAAACTATGGAAGAAACCCAGGAGAATATTTATTTCCAGCATGGGCGATTTATTTCACTCGGACGTTAGCGATTCCGATCTGGTAGAAATTCTCTTCATGGTTAAAGAAAACCCGCAGCATACTTTTATTATGCTAACAAAACGTCCCCACCGGATGAATGAATTTTTTAATAATTGTGTAATTAATCCGTTTTTGGAGCCATTACCAAACTTATGGTTAGGCGTTACAGTCGAAAATCAGAAACAAGCAGATATACGGATCCCATTTTTATTAGATATTCCTGCAGCCATTCGATTTATTTCAATCGAACCCATGTTAAGCAATATCGATTTAAGACCATTCCTATATGAAGGTCCTCTTTTAAAAATTTTGGTTATTGCCGAAAAAATGAATATTTCTCCATACGATGCTGCCAATGAACTTTATAAATCACAACCTGAACAATTTACCCTAACCAACAAATTGAATTGGGTTATTGTTGGTGGTGAGAATGGACCAGGTTCCAGGGGAATGCATTCCAGTTGGGTTAATAATATTCTTATACAATGTATAGCTGCCTGCACTCCCTTGTTTTTTAAGGGTTGGGGCGGTAACTCTAAAACAAGTATTAAAACTATTGATGGTAAATATTACAATCAATACCCAATTCAAGATTGCAAGAATTATCAATCAGGCGAACCGGAAAAAAATAGGGGATTTATGCATTGTGATGGCGATGGGCATCCCATGTGTTACGAATGTAAATTTTTCAAACAATAAGTTTATGAATGAGCTCGAACAACTATTAAAACGCCTTATCGAATTTGGTTTATTAACTGATTCCGAAGAAAAAACGGTTCATAAATCACTCTTAACAATCGAAATTCAATTAACTCCCAAAACCAGGTATATCGAATTTATTGAAGAGTTTAATCTGATTACAGGCAAAAAATATAAACCTGAAATTGAATCGCGCGAAATGTTTTACGAAAACGATTCATTATACAGTAATTCCGATCGATTAACTGCCCTTAAAAATGCAATAACCGATCCATGGATTAAAGAAAATTCGACTGTATTAACACCTAAATGGGCATTGAAATCAGAAACAATTGGTAAATACATAAACTATGCAGCACCTAAACCAACAACAGATAAATCAGGCATTGGAAGTAAGGAATTGTCAGCAACCGACTATACCAAAGTTACCATATGATACGGCATCCAGAACAGTAGCCGAAATTGCCAAAGATTTTTTACGTAAACAGGATCCAAATATCGTTTTTCGTCTCGATCCTGAAACTTCAAGATTATATCGATTACTTACGCTTTATTTTACCAGTAATCCCGAATTTGAATCTCATTTTTTACAAGTGGAAGGTGGTAAAATTCCGTATTCACTGCGTAAAGGCAATCTATTGATAGGCCCCACTGGCAGATCAAAAACATTTTGTTACGAAAAAGTATTCCGATTGTTTACTAACCGTTTTGCTCCTAAGTTAAAATACCGGGTTATTAGTTCTCATGCTATACAAACAGCCTTCGAAAGTGAAGGAATGAAAGCGCTTAGTATGTTCAGAAAAAACGCAAACAGCGATACCGATAATATCTATATCGACGAAATAGGTATAGAAGAACTCAATGTTCAGCATTTTGGTAATAAACAAAGTCCTGTAAATACATTTCTACACGAACGGCACAGATTATTTACATCCGGAGGATTTCTCACCCATGCCTCTTCTAATTTAAAATTAGCCTCTAATGACAAGGAGCTTAATTTTAAAGCAGCATACGGAGAGCGAACCTATTCAAGGCTTTTCGAAATGTTCAATATTATTACTATCGCTGGTCCCGATTTACGAATAAATATAATACCCGACTAATGAGCCATTACAACTATACTGCTTTTTTTCAACGATATACCGTTGCCATTGAATTAAATATCAAAACGGATAAACGATCGTTTGTTATTCAACGGGCTTGTAAATTGCTTAATAAATTCGATAAATATTTACAATACCAGGCAATATCCAATTGGTGCGAAAAATTTAAGCTCTCCGAAAAAATATTAAGAGCATACCTTACTGGCATTGAAATTAAGAACTTAAGCAATACCGAGAAATTACGCGAATTCTTAAGCACTTTTGTAATTACCGAAAATGAAATAACCGGGCACATAGGCATATCAAGAGGAGAAACAAAATATACCTACGACGAACTTACAATACTTTGCGAAGAAGAAGATTTGCATGTATACAACTTAAAAAAGTTACTGGATTCGAGCAATAAAAATATAACTGTTGTTAATATTTTCAATCCATTAAACGGATTATTTAAAAACCTTGCCGATAGTTATCGTGGAGAGCCTTTAATACATCAACTGGCCGATTGTGTAAAAGCGTACGATTTTAGCGATAATGAACCTGGTTTTTACCAAAACAGATTACAATACTATTTTCATAAGTGGTTATGCAAAGCCGCAGGCCAGGCAATGCATATTTCTTCAAACGATGTAATGTTATTATGGGTTGAACCACTTGGCGGATCTGGTAAAAGTTACCTTAACCGCTGGTTATTTTCGTTACCAGAAATAAGTAATTACTATATCCGTATATCAGAAAACGAATCGTTTATGGATATGAAAGGCATTTCCAAGGCAAAATTTGCAATTGATTGGGACGAATTGCCGCTATCACGTAAACGTTATATTTCATTCAAATCTCATATTGCTGCGGAGGGTGGTCAACAATATAACAAGAAAAATAAGTTATACGAACCCTATACTCGCCAGGTTAATTTTTTAGGATCTACAAATAAGGCTAACCGGGAAAAACAAAACGGTTATTTACTCGACGACGATTCGGCAATGATGCGCCGTATAGCTCCAATAGAAATACAGGGGCGTATTGATTATAGTAAATATACCAAGGATATTGACCTTTCTCAATTATGGGGTCAAGCAGCTTCCGAAATTATATCCGCCCAGGAAACAAATAATACAAACCTGCTTACATGGGAATGCGATTATGCCGATTTACGCCAACAAAACAGCCGCTACATTAACTTAAACATAAAGGACAACCGCGAGGCCATAAAAAATTATTTCTTTCCGTCTAACCCGGCAGAAGGCCGTTTACTTACCGCCTCGCAAATGATTGCCGAAATAAAAAAGCGGGGAATCAAAATTTCGATGAATGAATGGGAATTGGGGAATTTTTTTGCACAGCATAATTATACACCAGGACGCAATCACAATTCTCGTGGTTGGTGGGTCAAATAGCTTCTTATTACTATTCTTTTTTTTAATTATATAATATAAAAAGGAAAAAAAACGATAAAAAGGAAAAAGATGAAAAAGAAAAATACACTGTCGAAATGTACAAAATGTACAGGGATATTATCACTCAATAAGTTAAGCGTGTACATTATGCTTTTAAAATGTACGCAAATGTACGCAAGCCGCGTACATTATGAAAGTAAATGTACGCACCTAATGAGTTGATATACAGAGCCTACGTACATTTTGTACATTTTGTACATTATTTTAAATATGCTATATAAACTAAAAATTATCCATCATGAATGCAAAAATTACATTAAGCAGAATTAATACAACCAGAGAAAACTGGATGTCGTTAATAAATTATTTGATAGAATTTCAAACTCGCAGGCCAAATGGAATGAGCATATCTGTTTATTCAAAACTCATTATTCAAAATGTTCTTATTAAAATAAATTACGAAAATACAGCTAACCACATTAGTTTTTTACAGCAGTTTATACAAACATTTAAACAGTTGTATAAGCCAAGCGTGTTAATGCGTATAAAACGATTTCGTAAAAGTCCGGTTTACACACCCGAATATTTCAAAGAGTTTATCTCTCAACGTCGGAATATTTCAATTGAACTAATGGATTCAAATACGCGAAAGCGAGAAGTTGTTCTGGAACGACAATTAGCCATGTATTTCTCTAAGAAAAAAACAAGAAATAGCCTTACTGAAATTGGCAGTATTATAGGTAATAAGGATCATGCCACGGTATTACATGCATGTAAAACAATAAGCAATCTCATGGATACAAATAAAAAATTTAGAAAAGAGGTCGAAAATTTAGAGGCTTTGATTTAAAACGAAAAATGTATGGTGCGTTGTTGCACCGAACTAAATTTCAAACTTAATACTTAAAAATTATGTCACTAGAAATTACAAAAGAAAAAGCAAGGAAGCTATATCCAACGGCTCCGGATTGGTTAAAAGAAGAACTAGTAAGCGCATTTGGCGAAGAATATTTTAAACCAAAAACCTTTGAAAACTTCAAAACATTTGAAGATGCATGTAAGCAACTGGGATTAAACCCGGATGAAGTAATAACTGGAAATGATACTTCGGACGAAGTTGCTTATAAGAAACTAAAAATTATTGCGATTGCCATTAATGAAGGTTGGATTCCTGATTGGAATAATGACAATCAAAAAAAATGGTGGCCATGGTTTAATTTGTCTTCCGGGTTCGGTTTTTCGCATTCGTATTACGACTGTACGCGCACGTTTGCGACTGTCGGTTCCCGCCTTTGTTTTGAAACACAGGAAAAATCAGACTATGCAGCACAACAATTTATTGAAATTTACAAGGAATTTTTAACCATAACAAAGTAAGCCATGACAACAAAAACAAAAAAAACAGCTCCCGTAAAATTTGATTACAAAACAATCAAAACATTTAAAGATGCCTGCGAAAAATGTGGGTTGGATCCTGCAAACTTACCGGATGTTTCGCTTATTCCCGATGATTTAAGAAAAGTAATAGTAGCAAACTATAAACTTACAATCATTTACAGGGCAATAAATAACGGTTGGAAACCAGATTGGAACAATTACGATCAATATAAGTACTACCCTTGGTTTGGGGTTTTGTCTTCCGGGTTCGGTTTTTCGGGTTCGGATTACAACTTTACGTGCACGACTACGACTGTCGGTTCCCGCCTTTGCACTGATACCTCAGGAAAGGCATTATACATAGCAAAACAGTTTGAAGCTGAATACAAGGATTATCTCCTTTATTCGGAATAAGAATATTACGGTTGTATGTTGCAGAACTGCCAGTTTTGTCTTCCAGGTTCAGTTTTTCGAATTCGAATTACAACTATACGAACACGAATACGAATGTCAGTTCCCACCTAAGCTAAAACTGCAATGTAAACCCTGCCAACACGGCAAAAAATAAACATAAATGAGGGAGCGTTGGTAGTTTCCATCCGGAAGCGAAAGCGATTCTTAAAAAGCAAAGGCATGAAAAGAATAGGTAATCTATACGAACAAATTTGCAGCGTTGAAAATCTTCAACTGGCCGATACAATTGCCAGAAAAGGAAAATTAAAACAACCAGGAGTAATTAATCACGATAAAAATAGGGATAACAATCTACTTGTATTACACGAAATGCTTAAGAATAAAACATATCGCACATCAGCATATACAACTTTCACGATCTTTGAACCCAAAGAACGTGAAATTTTCAGGTTGCCATATTATCCCGATCGAATAGTACATCATGCCGTAATGAATGTATTGGAACCTTTATTCGTATCAACATTTACAGCTGACACATACAGTTGCATTAAAAAACGAGGCATCCATGCAGCCGCTAACGCAGTAAAAATTTCGTTAAAGGAGTTACCTGGCACACAATATTGTCTAAAGCTGGATATAAAGAAGTTTTATCCGAATGTAAACCACGATGTTTTAAAAGCTTTGTTGCGAAAAAAGATTAAGGATAACGATCTTCTATGGTTACTCGATGAAATTGTTGATAGTGCCGATGGCCTTCCAATTGGCAACTATCTTAGCCAGTACTTTGCAAATTTCTATCTCACATATTTCGATCACTGGATTAAGGAAAATTTGAAAGTAAAATATTACTTCAGATATGCAGATGACATCGTAGTGTTATCCGATAATAAACCCTATTTACACCAGCTGCTATTCGATATTAAAAACTACCTGCAGGAAAATTTAAAGCTTACTGTAAAGCATAACTACCAAATTTTCCCTGTTGACGAGCGGGGAATTGATTTTGTTGGCTATGTTTTCAGACATACCCATACATTACTTCGAAAAAGTATTAAAAAGAGCTTTGCCAGGATGCTTTATAAAAATAAGAATTTACAATCTATTGCTTCATACAAAGGATGGGCGATACATTGTGATAGTATAAACCTTTTAAAGAAATTGTTAAATGAACAGCTTCAGCCAATTTAATATAAAACAAACGCAAAAGGCTTTTGAAGGAGACAAAATAAAAATTTCGAAAGTACTTGATAAGGAAATAGTAATACATAATTATAAAATAGAAGATTCTAAAGTATTTAAAGATAGAGGTACGGGTAAATGTTTGCATCTTCAAATTTCCATTAACGACTCAAAACATATTGTTTTCACGTCCGCAGGAGGTTTGATAGAAACTATTCAGCAGGTACCTGAAAATAGTTTCCCTTTTAGTACAATAATAATTGAGGAAAATGAGAGGTTTAAGTTCACTTAGTATAATATAACAATACACCTTTTTAAATGGAAAATTATAAAATAATAACAGGAGATTTTTTAGCCGGTGGTGGTGGTGTTACTGAAGGTATGACAAAAATACCAGGTGTAGAAGTTAAATGGGTTTTAAACCATGACCAAATGGCTATCCGTACTAATATGTTTAATCATAAAGGGGTAAAACATTTCTGGGTTGATATGTACAAGCAAGATGAACATAAAATGGATTATGTTGATTTAGCCTGGGCATCCATAGAATGTACACAACATTCAAGAGCCAACGGGGGCCGTGACAAAAAAATGGGTAGTTATACTCTTGGTTGGGAATTAATTAGATATATAAAGCATTTAATGCCTTATGTGTTGGGTATTGAAAATGTTCCAGAATTTAAAGAATGGGGTCCCGTAGATGAAAATGGTCAGCCAATAAAAGAAAGAAAAGGAGAAGAGTTCACCAGGTGGAAAAATACCATTTGTGCCCTCGGTTATGATTATCACGAATCTATAAGAAATGCTGCCGATGATGGCATCCCAACACGTAGGGTAAGATACTTTGCTTTTTTCACCAGAAAAGAGTTAGGAATGCATATTGTTTGGCCTAACCCTACTCATAATAAAAATGGTACTAATGGTTTGAAGAAATGGGTTGCATGTAAAAATTATATTGACCTAACAAAAGAGGGCAATAGTATATTTGGCCGATCACTTAATCCTAATGTAAAAAAAGGGAAACGAACCCCATTAACTTCAAATACGTTGCGGAGAATTGCCGGAGGTATAAAGAAATATGCACCGGAACTTAATTTTATTTTTCAGTATTACGGTAATGGTGACAATGTTCAAAAAACAGATGTTCCTTTAAATACTATCACAACAAAGGATCGTCATGTACTTGTATCAATGGAAAAATTACAATTCATCGCGGACCATTGCCATAATGACAATTTTAATTTAACCGATGAACCTTCGAATCCTATTTTAACCTGGCAAACAAAACAATTTGTAACACTTGAAAAGAAACAATTTTTAGCAGATTACTATACCCGTGATGATACTGCTCATAGTTTGGATGGCCCAGCCAATACTATCACCTGTGAAAATTCAAAGCATATTGTAACTTCAAAATTAATGGTTCAGCATTTTTCAGGTGACCATAGTTCCGATATAAATTCACCTTTACCGACAATAACAACAGTTGACCATAATACAATGGTTACAGCTCAGTTTATCAGTAAGCAATACAATTCTAATGGAAAACCGGAGGCAAATAATCAGAGTATTGAAGAGCCTTGCGGTTCATTAACAACACAGGAAAAGATTCAATTTATTACAGCTTATTTCAGCAATTCGGGTAAAGAACAGAATTTAATTACTGCCCTAAAAAATGGAGAGATAGATTTTGATGTAAAAATGAGGTTTTTGGAACCGGAAGAGCTAAGCCGAATCAGCACCTTCCCTAAAGGATATTTTACTAACCCTCTTCTTAAGCTTACTAAAAAGGAACAAGTTCGGTTAATTGGAAATGCCGTGCCTCCGGATTGGGCAAAAATATTAATTGAACCAGTAATAAAGCAATTACAGCAAATATTATCAGTAAAAAAGATTGCAGTATAACGTTGAGTATTGGCATTTGTTGCCGACTTATCAACACATAATTATCAATTTAATAAACACTTTATAAAATGGCAGAAACTTTGAACACGCAAGAAAACGGCAATAACGCTAATACCGTGTTAGGCACTGTGCTTCATTTGACGTTAAAAAAGAAATGGTTTGATATGATTCTTTCTGGTATAAAAAAAGAAGAATACAGAGAATTGAACTCGTATTGGGGGAATAGACTAACAAAACTCATCAACTTCCAATATATTGAAGGAATGGAAGATTTATTTAAAGACAATAGAATGTTTTTTAAACAATTTGATTACATACATTTTTACAACGGTGGTTCGCCATGTTTAAAATATCCAAATTTTTTAATAGAAAGCAAAGGAATTGACATTGGAACTGCTGTGCCTGAATGGTCTGATAATTTGAAAGGCAAAACTTTTAGATTAAAGCTTGGTGCTATCTTGCATAGTGCCTAACACATATATTATGCAGAAAGTTCGATTGCCAACATAAAAAACCGAGGTATAATTGACCTTTACCCTACAAAAACTAAACGCTAACTTTAAAAAACCTATAAATTATGAGCAGCCAAATTACCGTAGCCATCAAAGTTAAACCTTACCTGAAAGATTATATTATCGCAATTTATGGAGCCGAACCCGTTAAAATAACAGAATCTAATAAGCTGGCGCCTCTTTTTATTAAACGCCTTTGCAAGGTTCCGGAAAATTATAAGCCTATTAAGGATTACTCGGATTATATATTATTTGAGTTACCGTTTAATGGCGATAAAAATATACGGTATAATAATTATATACCCGACGCAAAACAGAAATATGTGGCTGAGTTTTTTGAAAGTGAGTGTAAATCGCAATTTAGGATGTTTATGAACGAAAATCAGGATAAATTTTCTGGGGTATTGAAGGATGTTATTTTCGAATTTATGCGCATTTACGATATTAACTCTGGTGAGGACACATACGAAACCTTTAAAAAGGATTATTACCGTTTCCGCATTAAAATAAAAAAACCACTCAGAAAAACCCGAGGAACTAAAATTTTTAAAGAGGTTTTTTTGAAAAAAAATACGACCACTCCAGACCCTATATTGTCCCTATAACGTCCCCAATATGTCCCTATAATGTCCTTAACCGTATAAACAATTGTAAATTAATAAAATAACACTATGAGTACAATATCAAAACCCGCTCTTATAAATTTGGCCGGTATAAAAATTGCCAGGTATATTTTTGCCGATGAAATAGAAAGTATGCCAATCCCATCAAATGGGATAATAAACGAAACGGATGTAGTATTAAAAACCGGATCAGCTTGGTACGATCTATATTTTACACCTGGTACTATTAAAGGTAAAGTTCAGCAAAAGCAAACTGATGCAGGTAAATTATATAGTATAGAATTTTCGTTAGGCATACCCCGCGAATCATTTGAGAATACCAATAAAATAGATTTAGCCAGCCGCCGCCCAATTGTATTTAAAATAACCGATAATAATAATGTTACTAAAATATATGGTAGTAATAGTAAACCATTAACTATTGATTACGATATAAATAAGGATGGGTTACCGGGTGGCGCCAATGGGTATGATATTTCGATAACCGGTAAAACCAATTTTGCACCCGCTGATATAGTTAATTCATAAAACTAAAGTCCTTTATTTACAAGGTTTTTGCATATAACATTGTATCGTAAATCATGCAATATTATATGCGGTGAATAGACTTTTAATAGAAATAACAGGATCGTATTGGTTAATTGACAAAGAGCGTGCCAACGGGTATGCTGCTTTGTTTTTGTCGTTACTTAAAGGCGAAAAAGCAAGCGATATAGATTTCTCGCAACAACGTGCCGCAAATAAATCATTTGTTGTAAATGCCGCAAACAAAGTAGGTCGGTACGAATTATCCGATACCAATATTCCGGAGGGGAGTACTGCCGTTATTCCTATTCGCGGCGAAATAATGAAATACGATCAATCGTGTGGCCCTCGTGGTACAATGACTATTACCAACGAAATTAAACAAGCCGATTCAAACCCAAAAATAGCATCTATTATATTGGTTGTTGACTCTCCCGGAGGGCAGGTTTCTCATACCGATATTTTAGCTGAAGCCGTTGCATCTTCAAAAACTCCAATTATTACTTATATTGAGGGTATGGCTGCCAGTGCTGCTTATTGGATTATTTCGGGATCTAAAAAGATTATTGCATCAAGTAAACTGGATAAAATTGGGAGTATTGGTACTATGTTATCGTTTGCCGATATGCAACCCTATTATGAAGCGCAAGGCGTTGTTTTTCACGAAATATATGCTACTAAAAGCACTGATAAGAATAAGGACATAAACGAGGTAATTGATGGCAAGTACGATAATTATATAAAAAATACGCTCGATCCAATAAACGAGCAATTTCATGCATCCGTTAAAAGTAACCGCCCCGATTTAAAAAAGGAGGTACTTACTGGTAAGCTTTATTTTGCTAATGATGCAATTGGCATGGGTTTAATTGACGAAATAGGATCCATGGATTATGCTATAGAGGAAGCTTCGCGCATTGCAAACGAACAAAACATTAATTCTAAAACCAATACAATCGATATGAAAATTAAAATGAACGCCGCCTGGGTGGCTATAGCTTCTTTCTTTGGTTTCGATTCTGCCAAAGAAAATGAACTAACCGAGGAATCAATTGAAAAGCTTAATGGAGAGCTCCAAAGTAGGGGAGATAAAATTACGCAATTAGAAACTGATTTGCAGGCCGCAAATGCTGCTAAAGTAACTGCCGAACAGAATTTGGCAGCCTCCGAAAGCGCATTGGCCGAAACTACCCGTCAATTCGAAGCTTTTAAAGCTTCCGATGCCGACGATGAAGCAAAGGCAAAAAAAGAAAAGGACGAATTAGCATCACAGACAGCCGCTAAGTTCGACAATGCCGATTACAATAAAGCTGCTGATAAACTGTAACCAATAAAATCTAAATAAAATGGGAATTGAAGTTACAACCCTAAAGTCTGAATTTGGAACGTACATAGGTACAAACCAACAGCAAATTATGAAACTGTTAACTCAAAAAACAGTTTCCCAGAATTTTATGACCACCATAATGAGCAAAGATTTAAAATGGCGTGCCGCAAAAGCCGTTATTGATGATCTGGTTCAGGGTTTCCAAAAAGCGTGGACCGCAAAAGGTACCGCTACATTTACTCCACTTTCGTTGGAGCAAAGAAGGCATAAAATCGATTTTGAATTCTATCCGGATGATGTATTCGAATCGTGGTTGGGTTTTTTAACCGACGAAAAAACCGATCGGAAAACATGGCCCATTAGCCGGTACATTATTGAACAGTTAATTGTTCCTAAAGTAGCCGCAAACCGCGAACTTTTACTTATTGGTAAGGGTGTTTATGCTGAACCTGCTGAAGGTGTAGCACAAGCCACTGGCCTTTCAATGGATGGGTTCTGTACAATACTAAAAGCAAAACGCGCTTTAGGTACTTCTAATATCAATTTCTTTAACGATGCAACAACTTTCCCAGGTGTGCCAACAGCTGCAAATATTGTTGATTTTCTTGAAGCTTTTGTCGATTGGATTGGAGTTTTGTATCAGGGTATGAACCTTCCGATATTCGAATCGAACGATTGGTACAAAAAATACCAACGTAAATACCGCGAATTGTATGGTATTAATATGGATTATTCAAAAGCTGGTGCAGGCCAAATTGATTTTGCAAGTAATCCATTGCAACCATTACCATCTATGGCTGGCGAAAATGTATTTTTCGTAACTCCAAAAGAAAACTTCATCCGCCTTATCAATGCCAACGAAGGAGCTTCTAATATTACAGTTGAAAGTATCGATCGTAAAATTAAAGTTTTTGCCGATTGGCACGAATCCGTTGGATTTGGTATTGAGGAAGCAATTTTTGCTTATGTTCCGGACGAAACATCCGCATCCGCATAATTAACGGGAGCCACAAGGCTCCCATTTTTTTAACTCAATAAAATATTTAAATATGAAAATACTTCGCATAATAATGGTACTGGCATTTTCGGCAATAATAGGCCCCGCGCTGGCTTATGGTTTTAGTCCCGATGCCGGATTGATAACTACAGCTGTATTTACAGGGGCTGTTTTTGCAGGTTCATTTATTCCAATGCCTTCGGGCATTTCGCTCGCTACATTTGCGTTAACTGATCTCGAAAAACCTGCCGGAGCAATGCCCGGTACCGGAGGTGGAATACGATCTATAATTTACGCGGCACTAGAGGACGATATAGAAATTGCTAATTTCCCTTCGAGACAAACGGATAAGGTTACTATATTAACCGATTTACCATTTAAAGCAAATAAGTATCTTCACCGTATTTATGGCACAGAAAAAACAATAGAGCCTATTGAAAAGAAACTAAAAGGACCTAATCGGGATTCGGGTGGGTATGAAATTTCGCTTAAATATTTTCACCCGGCCGTAAGTGTAGCGGTTCAGGAATTTAAAGCAAAGCATTCCAATTCAAATTTCTTTCTTATTTTAAAGGTATACCAGAATGGCGCCTTTACCAATTATCTTATTGGTGAGCCTTATAATACAGCGTGGATGGACGATTACGAAACTAAGTTTGGTAAGGATCAGACCGAAGCTAAAGGAACCGATTTTACATTCTTATGTTACCAGGGATTGCCAATGGCAATTTACCAAGGTGCAACGGATGCGTTAACCGATAACCAATCATCGTCATACTAAAATTCATAGGTAGGTAGTATATAAAGGTAGTAGATGTAAAACCCGGACAATGTTCCGGGTTTTTTTATGCCCTTTTAAGTCCTTTAAATTACAATTGATTTGCTTCAACTTCGCATCAATATTAACTTTTATATGATCGACGTTTATTATCCATATTTACATAACGAATCGAAATGGAATGAGTTAAAATACTCGTTACGTTCCATTGATAAACATCTTAAAGAGGATTATAGGGTTGTAATTGTAGGCGATTGTCCGGATTGGGTAAAAAACGTTACCCATATACCCCATACCCGAAACCATCACATAGAGGAAACAAGCACGTTTGATGCTGTTAGTAAGCTAATCTTATACCTTAATCACGAATCTTCATCCGAATATTTTATTAGGATGTACGATGATATTTATCTGCTTCAGGATGTAACTATTTCAGATATTGATGTAATAAGGGCAATGTATGATATTAATGGTTTTCCGGCAGATGGTAAAAGCGTATGGTTTGAGCAGTTAAAGCGAACTATGTTAATACTTAAAAAAAATGGGCTTACAACATGGAATACCGAAACGCACATGCCAGAGTATTTTAAGAAGAACAATATGTTATCTATTATTGATGTTTTTAAACCTCTTGAAAATAGGTTATTAACCAGTACATTATATTTTAATGTGTTATATAGCTACTTAGGATTAGAACCCATAATTGAAAAACGAACCCACGGCGCCAAATTTTATGGCGATAAACGGGAGTGGAATTATCCTCCCGAAGCTGATCCGGCAGAATGTTGTGTCGGTAAGCTATTCCTTAACCACAATAATGCTGGGTTAACGGATAAATTAAAAGCATTTATTGAACATAAATTTCCTGAAAAATCGAGGTTTGAAAAATGAATTGGAACGATGGTATAGCTGATGAATTATCATTTTGGAATGATTGGTACGAAACAAAAGGTTGTACATGGCCCGACGATTATAAGTTCAGGATTAACCCTGATACTGAAATACAATCGCGAATATCCGAACACCTGGTAAATGGTAACGAAAAAATAATGGACGTTGGCGCCGGACCGTTAACCATTTTAGGTAAAAACTGGAAGGGTAAAAAGTTAAATATACGGGCGTGCGATGCTTTGGCGGTTTCGTATGCTAAAATAAACGAACGCCATGCAATTAACCCAATAATTGTAACTGAGGAATGCAAAGCGGAGGAACTTGTAGTAAAATACGGGTATTGCTCCTTTAATATAATACATGCACAAAATTGTATCGATCATTGTATCGATCCGGTTAAGGCTATTATACAAATGGTTTCACTGGCGGATATTAAGGGTATTATTTTGCTACGGCACGAAGTAAACGAAGGTAAAAATGAAGGTTATAAGGGTTTACACCAGTGGGATTTTTACGAAAAAAACGGCGATTTTATGATATCTGGTAAAGGGATGGATTGTAATATAACCAGATTATTAAAATACGATGCGTTAGTTAAAACAAAGGTTCAGAGTGGATATATTGAAAATACAATTTTAGTAAGATGAAAATTGCGAAACTTATTCTGCATTATAATACTCCAAAACTAACGGCGGATTTATGCCGTATGGTACCCGATGCCATAATTATTGATAATGGTAGCGATAAGCAGCCTTTAGCAACCGGCAATATGGTTATTAGCCTGGCAAAAAATTACGGTTTTACAATCGGTTGGAACTTAGCAATTAAAATGTTATGGAACGATTACGATGCCTTTTGGTTAATGAATTCAGATATTACAATTACTCCGGAATCGGTTAATCGGGTATGCAAGTTAATAGAAAACGAGGATATTGATATACTTACCCCGGTTTATAATTGTTGGATGAAACATTGCCAACAGCAAATTACTAAAGGATTACGATCTACCAATATAATTGAATTTACGGCGCCGGTTATTAAAAAATCGGTATTCGAAAAAATTGGATTATTCGACGAACGTTTCGCGATGGGTTATGGGGTTGAGTTTGATTTCTGTTATAGAGCACGACAAAAGGATTTAAAAATATGGGTAGACGATGGAAGCTCGTTTCATCATATCGGCCACCAAACAATTAAAGCAAACGATGGTATTATAGCCTACTCGAAAAAAGCAAATTTTGAACTCACACACGGGCTACTTAATAAATATGGTTGGGATTGGATGGGTATTGTATTAAAGGATGTGGATATTAAAACCGATTTTGACATGAATATTGCCGTTTATACCACTTTATTCGGCGATTACGATACGCATAAGCAATGGCCAGAACAAAATATAAAAGCCAAATATTATATAATTACCGATAATCCAAACTTAAAGGTACCCGGATGGGAAACTATTGTGCCAAATTTTCCACGGCACGATTTAAACGCACGTTTACGAGCTAAATATTTTAAGATGTTTCCATGGGAAATACCCCAATTAGACGCTGCCAGTATTACTGTTTATATCGATGCATCCATACAGGTTGAATCGGAGCATTTTATAGATTATTGCATTCGTAATTTAACTGCCGATATGTTACTGTATAAACATCCACAGCGCACGTGTATTTACGACGAAGCAAAAGCCTCTATGGATTTGCTTAAATACAAAACAGAGCCAATAAAACAGCAAATTGAATCGTATAAACCGTTTTTTCCATCAAAACAGGGGTTATATGCTTGTGGAGTAATGATTCGAAAACATACTGATATTGTTAAAAAAGTAATGTTCGATTGGTGGTGGGAAAATATTAAATATTCGTACCAGGATCAATTATCGTTTCCGGTTGTATGTAAACTAAATGACTTTAAACCGGCTACATTTGCCGAAAACCAGTACAAAAACGAGTATTTTAAGGTGAAATGGCACGACGATACGATTAAACTGAATCCGGAAATTACTGTTTTAATGCCTATTTATAACACACCAGTTGAATACATTAAAATCGCCATTGATTCCATATTAAAACAAACATTTACAACCTTCGAATTGCTTATTGTGGATGATAACAACAGCGATCAATCAATAATTACCTGTATTAACGATTTTGAATTATCGGATAAACGAATCAGGGTAATATCTACAAATGAAAATAAAGGTATAGCAGCTGCTTTAAATTATGGAATAGAAAATGCGGCATGTAACCTTATTGTAAGAATGGATGCTGACGATATTGCTGAGCCAACCCTTTTACAAAAGCATTTCAATTGGTTTGCTGCCAATCCCGATAAAAATATATGTGGTGTGCAAATTGAGCTATTTTCGCCCGAAAAAGTATGGCAAAGTCATCACGAAAGTATAATTACCAAACAAAAGGCCATTAATAATAAAGGTTTTTGGGTAGTTAATCATCCTGGTATTGGTTATAGGACAGAATTTATTAAAAAATTTGGATCCTATGGAAATTCTAAACAAGGGCAGGCAGAGGATTATGCGTTATGGTGCAAAATACTTGCTTCAGGTGAAATAATTTATAATATGCCGGATGTGTTAATCCATTACAGGGTTATTACCAATAAAAAATATAACCAGGACCGTAAATCGCCTGAGTGGTTTGAATTTTTGGAACAATGTAAACAACAATTATATGAACGATATAACAGCATGGCTTAATGGCCCAAGAAATTACGCGGAAGGGTTGGAGCTATATAATAAACATGGGCATTCACCAAGTTTAAAGCGTATTTTAACGATAAGTGGGGACACAAAACGCAATGCCGAAACACTAGCTTATGAGCTAAGTAAAATAAGCGCAACCTTACATATTGAACCTGTAAAAATTCAAATTAAAAAGCCAGTACTGGTAAAACCCGTAATTGAATACAAACCAATACCCACCATTGATCGTAATAATGCCGATATACAAACAACCATTGAGGCAAAAAACAGGTTGTATAAACAATATGTTGCCTTATTTCATCAATTAGAGCACTTACAGCAACCCGACAGGTTAAAAGCGGCACTCGATTGTTTAACCATTATGGATGAAGTGCAACGGTTGTGGGGTATTATAGATTACCATCGCCAACATGGCGCGTTACCACCGGTTACAATTAGTGTTTCAAAGGAAAATAAGGTAAACGAAATGGATAAGGCCGATTTGTTACAATACCGTAATAATAGCCTTCGCCCGGCCATAAGTCAGTTAAAAAAGAAGCTTACAAATGCAAAAGGAGGCGCAAAACGCGCCGAATTGCAGGACCAAATAGATAAAAAAGAATTATTACTCCGGCAGGTTGAACTTAAGATACAAACGGTATGAATGTATTAGCTTTAGATACAACAATGGATCGTATTAGAGCGTTTTATGCTCCCGGTGGCGAAAATATTAAATTAACCAAACATGAGGATGATACACGTGAAATATGGGAAGCCGCATGGGTTAATATGCTGAATAATAAAGACGGAGGCACCAAAGAAAGGACTGTGGAATTGCTTAAACGCTTGTATAAACGATCTACGGCACAAGCTTACCGAGATATATCCAATGCAGAAATACTATTCGGCGATGTACGCAAAAACCATAAAGAAGCTATTCGGTATATAGTTACCGAATGGGCAAAGGAAATGTTTATCGATGCTAAAGAAAAAAAGGATATGGATGGTATGGCTCGTGCCCTCCGGGAGATAAACAGGGCAAATTTATTGTATAAGGAGGATATTGATTTACCGGATCCGGATAAAATTCAACCGCCTATCCAGGTACTTCAAATTAACATCGATTTTCTTACCTCACAGTTTAGTAATATAATAGATCCAAAGGCAAAAGCCAAAATTAACCGCCTTATGGAGCAAATTACGGCCATGGTAGAAAAAGGAAAAATAAACGATTACCTCGATCAAATAATTGATATCCCAATGCTAAATGCAAACAACCAGGAGGATTGAACCGGCACCATTTTATAATAACCTGCAGCTGGGCATAAAATTAAGCTCAGTACCTAATAAAATGATAATTGCAGGCCGTGGAGTTGGTAAAACTACCATTCACGCCGAGGATTTTATAGACGATATTATATCCATGCCGCGTGGTAAATTTTCGTTTGGTGGGTTAACGTATTTCCATATTCGCACTAAATCGATGCCCGCAATTATCGACCAATGGGAACGCCGTAAATTATACCGCGATATTCATTATTTTATTGGGCATAAAGCTCCTAAAAAATTCGATTGGAAGGAACCGTTTCAACCGCCTTTAGATTATTCAAATTGTATCCATTTTTATAATGGCAGTGTAATTGAGTTCATTAGTTTCGATAGACCTGAAATGGCACGCTCAGGTAGTTACGATACTATGAAATTTGACGAAATACAGCGCCTTAAAAAATCTGCTATTGATAGCGATGTTATGCCGGCAAATAGGGGTAATCGAGATAGATTTGGACACATTCGGCGGCACCATGGTACACTTTTTACGGGTACTATGCCACTTACCCAGGAAGGCGAATGGGTATTTGAATATCAGGAATTAATGAATCAACATCCCAAAGATTACCTATATCTTGAGGCTTCCGCCCGCATTAATGAAAATATATTAGGTAAGGATTATTTTCGCAATCTAAAACGCACACTCCCACAGCTTATATATGATGCAGAAATAGAAAATATACGCCCTAATTTTAACAAACAGGGGTTTTATCCTATGTTAACAGATAGGCATTTATATTACGATTCGTACGATTATAGTTTTTATGAATCATTAGGTTATGAAATACCAAAGGATGGAGGTTTGGATAGTCGCGGAGACAAGGATTGTTTAAAAGATCAACCGTTATATGTAAGCCTCGATTTTGGCTCACGTATTAATTGTATGGTAGTATGTCAGGAGCTCCTTAGCATAAGCGAATTTAGGCTAATAAAGAACTTCTATATAGAGAACGATATATTCCAGACTATTATTAAGGAGTTTATTGATTACTACCAATACCATCGTGATAAGACTATATACCTGTATGGCGGTAGTGATGGGATGAAGCGCACTAACGCATCGAGCCACGAAACATATTTCGATGTGGTTATTTCCATGTTACATAAAGCAGGGTGGACAGTTAAACTAATGGCACAGTTATTAGAGATAAGTCACTTAGATAAGTATCTATTCTATAACATAGCATTATCAGAAGATGGAATGATACCCGCATTACGCATCAATCAGAACAATGCTAATGAATCCTTTATAAGCATGAAGGAGGCACCCATAATGCCAAGTGATATACAAAAGGATAAGAGATCAGAACGTAACGATAACATCCCACAATGGAAAGCTACACACTTAAGCGATGCTATAGATAATATATACTATTGGCTATATGCCCACATGATAGGTGACAATACAACCTATACACACGACATAATGATATTGGGTAAGTAGTCTCCATCAACTTATAATATGCAAGCCATCTCATAATACGGGATGGCTTTTTTCATATATCCTCAATAAAATGGGGTATGCAATTGCACCCGACCGACAGGGCGGGGCGGAATGTGACGTCTGATTTTTGATAATAAAAAAATTATTTAGTTGGTTAATAGCTTTTTATATAAAATTTTAACTAAATATTTTTGAGAATAGCCATCTTATCACCTGGTTTAATATCCCTTAATGTCCTTTATAGCCTTCGTACATACTATTATTATTGTACTATGAATAATATAATAAGCTATAAAGAAATTATTGAAGAAATGGATCGGACCGACACGGAAGGCAAACCCGTGCGTTTTTCAATAAAGTTTGTTACTGCCGATCGGATCCGCAAAACAGGTGGCGAAATTATTACTGTGGATAAAGCTGAAAAATGTGTGGGTAAAAAAGCCGAAAAGGTTATACACGCCACCCCTATAAATACTAATAGAGAGCCAAACCATAAGGATAACCAAACCCGAAATATTTATATACCCGATAGCGGACAGGTTAGAAAGGTACACACGCGGTTAATTATCGAATTTAACGGACTTAAAGTAATACCATAATGAGTAGATTTGACAAAGTAGGTGATGGAGTTTACATTACTAAAGGCACAAGCGCCCTTGTAACTTTAACAGGCGATAAGGAATCTGCCTCTAAACCATCCGTTGAAATAAAAAAGGAAACCACAACCTCTAAATGGAGCGTTTGGGGCGACGATAATTTATTCCCACAAAATGTATTAACCGATCTCGAAAAAAGCTCAGTCGGTTTGAGGGCGCTCGAAAAAAGAAAAAACGTTCATTATGGCCGTGGCATTATACCGTATGTATTGGATGAAACTGGTAAGCAAATTTCTGTTATCGATCCAAATTCTAAAAAATATAATAAGGAAATTGCAGATTTTTTTAAAGTTAACCAAGTTAATTTACAGCAAATTGATGTTATTAACTCCCTCGAAATATTTGCAAACGGTTGGTTAGAGCTCATTCTTAACAAAGAGCAAACCAAAATTAACCGGATGTTTGCAAAGGATCCTGCATATTGCCGTTGGGAAGTAATGAACCAAACCAATGGCCGCATAGAAAATATGTATTATTATGCTTCGTGGGATATTAATACGAACCCCTCCGAAAGTGATTTACAAATAATACCAACTTACGATCCTGGCAAATACGATGGCAATAAATACTCTGGTAAAAAGTTTATCTATCCATTGTTTTACAAGAGCTTTAATAAAAGTTATTATCATTTAGCCATTTGGAATAGTGTGCGCGAAAACTCATGGATGCAAATTGCCAATAAGGTACCAACCATGAAGCTGGCCATTATGAAAAACCAAATGACCATTAAGTATCATATAGAAATACCATCCGATTATTTTGTTAGCCGCTACCCATCGCCAAAATATAACGATGAGTATCGCGAAAAGAGACTAAGCGAAAAAATAAATGAGCTCGACGAATTTCTTTCCAATATCGAAAACTCTGGAAAGGCGTTGGTTACACTATCGTATTACGATAAAATGACAAAAGCCAGTTTCCCGGGATGGAAAATTAATGTTATCGAAAATAAACTTAAAGACGATGCATATCTTCCCGACTCGCAAGCTGCCAACTCCGAAATACTTTTCGCAATAGGTGTAGATCCTTCCTTAATTGGAGGTAGTGGAGTGCCAGGCGGAAAACTTGGCGCCGGATCCGGATCAGATAAACGCGAAGCCTTTTGGATGCTTAATGCCGAAATGGGGACGTACCGCACTATATCCTTGTCATGGTTATATTTTGTTAAGGAGTTTAATAAATGGCCGGATGAAGTAAACTTCGATTATATGGTTGTAGATACTTCTCAAACTCAGGATCAACACCCAACAAAAATTAACCAGAATGTTGATACAACTTCAAACAAATAACCATGCTGTTTAGTACTATTGCTCAAATACGCGAATATGTTGCCATTAATGTTGGTAACGAGTTTAATGCCATTAAACCGTACATTAAACAGGCCGAAACTAAGTTTATTAAACCTATTATTGGTAAGGATGTATACGATTCTTTAAACGATTACCTTCAGGCCAGCGACCAAACCACCGCAATAATGAACGAGTTAGTTGAAAAGGTACGGTTACCGCTTATATATTATGCCTATTATCTGTATGCTCCAATTGGAAACGTGCAGGTTTCATCTTCCGGGATCCATATAGTTACCAACGAAAATAAAAAAACAGCATTCGAATGGCAGATTGATAAGCTAGAAACATCGTGGCTCAATACCGCTCACGATTTTATTGAGGATCTGTTAGAATTTCTTGACGAAAATCAATCCGATATCGATGGCTGGAAAGATTCTGTGGAATATACAAAAGCACACTCCCTGTTTATTTTATCGGCAAAGCAGTTTAACGAGTATGTTTTTATAAATCAATCGAGGAGGCTATATACCGCTATGGTTGGAATTATAGCCGACATAGAACGCAAATATATTCTCCCGCAAATTGGCGCGGATATGTTTAATGCATTAAAAACAGAAATGCAGGCAAGCGATGGGCCATCACCGGCAAACCAAACCCTTATCGATAAAATTGCATCCTGTGTGGCCAAGTATACTATGGCTCGTACTGTTAAGGAATTTTCGATTGAAATAATACCACAAGGTCTATTTGAAAAAGTAGTGCAGGTAAGTATGAACGCCAAACAATCTGCATCGGCAGATAAAATATCGATGTATACAAACGAGCTTACCGATAATGCCCGTGGTGAACTTAAAGGCATTCAGGAATTTTTAGACGAAAAGGCAACCTCCGAGGTATATGCAGAATATTTTAATTCCGATTTATATATAGCCCCATCGGTAGATAATCCCAATCGCGGCGAATTTGTAAACGCATCAACCAAAGGTTTATTTGTAGCATAATGAATACACTCGAAATTAAAATAGGCGCTAAATCGGAAACGATACTATATCCATCCTCATGGAATGAGTTAACCAGGACACAACTTATTGATATCAGTAAACTTTTTCTGCATAAAAAAAATGAAACTCTTTTTCGTGTGGAGTCTGTAATGCTGCTAATTGGCCGCAAAACCATGTTATTTAAAAAGTGGGTTAATCTACGGTTTACAATTGCCTCTATGCGCAATAGCAAAAACACAGAATTACTTGTACAGTTAACCGATCAGCTCGAAGGATTAAACGTATCCATATACCGCATATCCGAAACACTCGATTTCCTGTTTAAGGAAAATGCACTCACTAAAAACCTTATAGAAAAGTTTAAGGGCTTGCATGGCCCATCCGATTTATTTGGAAACGTTTCGTTAATTGAATATTTAAAAGCCGATATACGTTGCAAAAGCTACGAAAATACAGGCGATGAAAAGTATCTTAACGAACTTATTGCCGTTATGTACCGACCGGCGAAATATTTCTGGTGGTTGCGTAAGTACTTAACATCCGACGACGATCCCCGTCAACAGTATGGAGATAAGTTTATAAAAAACTCGGTAAAAATATCCCGTTGGCCATTACCCTTACGAAATGCAATTTACCTATACTTTAAAGGATGCATGGCTGGTTTAATGGAACGTTACCCCAATGTATTTAAAGAGGATAATAGTAGCGGTGAACAAAGCGGTTATGGTATGGCCGGATTAATTACTGCTTTAGCTGGCGAAAAGTTCGGTAATCCGGAGCAAACAGCATCTACTATGTTGCATCATATACTTATTTACCTGGAGCAGGACGCCATTATAGCCGAAAAAATAAAAAGTAAAAACCAACAGGAATGAATATTACAGAACTAAGTAATTATTTTAAAGCAATGGCGGTGGCTCATAAATTGGTAAGGCATACCGATAATGAGAAACATTTCTTTAGAGATCATACGGAAGCCATAGAGCTATTACGCGATGCATTTAATTGCCCTGCTGTAATTATGGGACCTCCCGATTTTACTCCATACGAACGCCACCGCGATAACCAACAGGAAACAACAGGCATATCGCTTATTATAGTTACACAAGTATCGGTTAACGATACCGACCAAAAGCAAAGCGCAATGGATACGTGCAAACAAATTGCAAACGATTTCGTTAGCCGCATGATTCGCGACGAACAAAATCAGGATCCCATTATCGCTTTTGAACCCGACAATTGTGTAATCGATCCCGTTGGACCTATACTCGATAACTTTTATGGCGTATCGCTCGATATTACTTTCAATACAATACTTAGCCTCGATTATAATTCAGATAACTGGTTAGACTGATGGCCAATTTAAACATACAAGGTACACTCGAAGCCTGGCAAAAATTTACGGTTAAGGATTGGCAAAAGTCAATACAAAAAATGCGTATTGGCGTTACAAACGATTTATACAATAGTTTTATCAATAGCCTTGTACAACAAAGTGGCGGCGATGTAGAAAAGCTAATATTCATATATAAATATTATGGTAAGTTTCCCGATATGGGTGTGGGGCGTGGTGTTAAAGTTGGCGATATAGCCGAAAACAGAACAGTACGCGGATTAACCGGGCAGAAAATTGGCAGGGGACGCCGTGCAAAAAAATGGTATAATAAACCATTTTATAGTAACCTAAACCGATTATCTGTAATACTTGCCGAAAAATATGGCACTCATATAGCCAATACCATTGTAAACGAAATAGAATTTAAAGCAGTATAGCCATGGCAAATAAAAAAGAACAGGCACAGGTAGATGTAATTGTTAACGGACAAAAGGCAAACGCATCTATTAAAGATATGGAGGCCGTATCTCGTGCTTTACGTGCTCAATGGCGTGGATTAAATACCGATAGTCCCGATTTTAAAAAGGTAGATGCCGATTTAAAAAAAGTTAATAAAAGCTTAGCTGAAGCAAAAGGAGCATCTGCAAAGATGAATTCATCATTTGGAGAGTTAAAATCTCTTTTACCTACCATTAGCCTTGCTACTCTTGTTAGAGGTTTGGTTTCAATTGGTAAGCAAATGTTCAACGTTCGCTCCGAATTCCAAAAGTATGAGGCCGTTTTAAAAAATACGTTTGGTAGCGAGGAGCGTGCGCGTCAATCAATGAATATGTTGCAGGAAACCGCTGTATTATTGCCAGTAAGTGTAAAAGATTTAACCGAAGCTTTTGTAAAATTGGCCAATCGTGGTTTCGTACCTACTCAAAAGGAAATAATTAAATTAAACGATATTGCCTCCAGTACGGGTAAAAGTTTGGATATGTTTGTCGAAGCCATGCTCGACGCACAAACGGGAGAATTTGAACGATTAAAAGAATTTGGTATAAGGGCCAAATCTGAAGGCGACAAGGTTACATTTACATTTAAAGGCCAGGCGACTACGGTAGAAAAAACCGATGAAGCTATAAAAAATTACATGTTAAGCCTTGGCGATTTGAAAGGTGTTTCCGGATCATCCGCGGCAATTATGGATACGTTTGCGGGAAAGGTATCGAATATTGGCGACTCCTGGGATAATTTACTTAATAACATGGGTAAAAATACCGAAGGTTTTGTTTCTCAAATGGTAAGTTCTGTAGGTTATTGGGTTCAGGTATGGGCTGAAGGATCAAAAAGTATTAAGCAAATACAGGAGGAAGTTAACGATAAGCAAGCGGCTGCGAATTACGAAAATGCAATGAAAGAAATTGATATTATTGCAGACGGACTTGTTAAAAGAGGAATGGAACGCCAAGCCGCGCAATCTCATGCAGCCGATTTATATCGCAGTGAACTGGAGCAATCAATACAAATTGCAAAAGATGCGTTAACAACTGAGGTGGGTGTAGAAAAAGAAAAATTAGCAGAACGTGTGCGAACTCAACAAGGAGAATTAGATTCTGTAAATGCACACTTTATGAAGCTCAAAGAAATTGAGGATAATAAATCAAAATTAACCGACCAACAGAAAAAAGAATATCAAAAGCAGCTCGACGATAAAAAGAAATTTTTAGAAGATATACTTAAATCTGGCCTTACAGCTACAGAAAAAGAAAATGCCGATTACCAGGAGAAACTTAAAAAAGCGGAAGGTAATGCACAAGCTATTGAAATTATTGAGAGGTTGCATAAGGAAAATCTGGCAAAAATTGCTGAAGATGGCGCCGAAAAAATAAAATCAGCCCGGGCAAAACATATTCAGGACGAATTAAAAGATTATGATGAAAGCGATCAGGCTGTATTAAATCTGCTCAAACAACGATATGTTGAAGAGCTTAAAGCAGCCGGCGATAATGTAGACAAGCGTAAAGCGATTGAAGAAAAATACCAGAATGATGTTTTAACTACTGAGTTAGCACAGCTTGAAGGCCGAAGAGCAACTTTAGTTACATTTGGAGAATCAACAATAGCAATAGAGAAGGCTATTAATGATAAAAAACTCGAAATACTAAAAGGTAGCTGGAAGGACCAGGATCAGGCTGAAAAAGATACAAAAGCTATTCGAAAGGAATATAATCTACAATCTACTGTAGAACAGGAAGCGGAAGAAATTGCAGCCTTACAAGCCCATTATGCCAATAAAGAACTCACCACACAGGAATATGAACAGGCTTTATTACAAATAAAACTTCAATATGCACAGGAATATGTATCGCAGTACCAGGGAATACTTAATCAATTATCGGAATATATTGCATTAAAAAAACAATCGGAACTCGATGGTTTTAATACAGAAAAGGATGCCGAATTAAAAAAACTGGAGGAACAACACAATCAAAAACTTATTTCTGATGATGTTTACGAGAAGAAAAAAGGCACTCTCGACGAAAAGTATAAAAAGAAGGAAAACGATCTTCGGAAAAAGTATGCCGATAAGGAATTTGCTGTAAAAGCTGCTAGCATTATTGCATCGACTGCACAGGGTATTATGATGGCTTTTGCAACATTGCCAACCATAGCCGCTATAGCCGCTGCTGTATTAGTTGGAGCTACGGGAACATTACAATTAGCTAATGCCAATGCCGAACGGCAAAAAATTAAACAATTAGCAAAAGGCCAATACGATGTAATAGGCGCCTCCGATAACCAATTATATACCGATGTACCTTTTGGTGGACAAATGCAAACCGGAATATATAATCGCCAGGTATTATTAGCCGAAAACGATAAGCCCGAACTAGTGGTTGATAACCCAACCCTCCGCAATATTCAATTTAACGCACCCGATATTATACCTCGTATAATGGCAAACCGTGTTACACAGTATGCCGATGGTAAATACCCGGAAACTGGAAAGCAAACATCCCAAACCGACGTACAATTAATCCAAACTATTACAGCCCTTGTAGTGGTTATGAACCGCCTAAACGGCAAAATAGACAATATATACGCCAAAGTTATTATGGACGAATTCAAGCAAGTAGAAGCCGATTGGAATGCGCAAAAACAGGATGTAGCAAAATAAAATTTTGTATATTCGTGGAAACTAAATAACAAACCTATTTATGGACAATCCTGCAATGTCAATTTTTGCAATAGTAATGGGATTACTATTCGCTGTATTTATTTTTCTAATTTTTAGAGGCATTATGTTATGGTATTATCGTATTAACGACCGTATAGACATTGCCAACGAACAAACGTTTTTATTGCGAAAAATAGCTGAGAAGCTAGGCACACCACCCGATGAATTGGTTTATAAGCCAATAAAAAAGAAATAACACACCAACCCGGTTTCCCACCGAGTTTTTTTATTCCCTTTTTCCATTGCCCAATTACCCTATTGTCCTTTAAATACTAACCACCTTTCTCCACTTTTGGCTTAATAATTTTAACTAAAAAATTAAGCCATGGCCGATTTAAAAAACAAAATTACCAACATCTGCGGTGTTGTTTTCGCAGTATGTTCTGCCATTTTAACAGCAACAACAAGCGGAATGCTTGTTTTGCCCGAACCTGTTAACCTTGCTGCCGGTTTATTAATAGCTATAAGTGGAGGTGTTATAGGCTATTTAACCGGAAAGAAACCCGATGGTGGAGTTAAGTCCGATAAAGCCGTTAACGAGATTAACTCCAAGTAACGATAATGAAAGGGGAAGCTTCTCTCTCAATTAAAGCTATTGTGGCCATTGTTATTTCTACGGTTGGTATTGCCTGGGGAATATCCTGGACAATAAACGCCTATTTGTTTTCCGAGAAACAAGAAAAACAAGCCACATCGCAGCAAATTATTGAGATTTCGAAACAACTATCGAAAATTTCCACCGATATGCAAAAAATTAATAAGCTCGATAGCATTATAGCCACGCAAAAACAGCAAGGCCGTGCTATAAACGGGATTATTAAAGCAACACAATGCATATTAAAAACAACGGTAACAAATCGAAATACCCTCATTAATATATGGGAGCAGCTTCCCCCTCTATTATCCGAAAAAAAAAAGGAGCCCCAAAGATCGACACCACTCCAAAACCAAACCGCAAGCTTAGGAAGTACACCATAATAGGAACTGAAGAATGAAAAAACTACTAGTAATACTCGATGCCGGCCACGGTGGAATGATAGACGGCGTGTATACCACCGCCCCTTCAAAAATGCACAAATTTCCTAACGGAGAAATTGCATACGAAGGCGTTATAAACCGAAACGTAAAAAATCAACTTATAAGTTTACTTTTAAAGGAAGGCATTGCTTTTACTGATGTTACTAAAGGAGATATTGATTACACGCTCGGTTTTCGTGTATCGCAGGCAAATAAAATATATAATCAATTTAAGGAAACGCACGAATGCCTTTATTTAAGCATCCATTCTAATGCCGGAGGCGGTACAGGTTTCGAAGTATGGACCTACATTGGCCAAACAAAATCCGATAAATATGCCGAAATATGGTCCGAGGAAATTAAAAAATCGTTTCCCGAATATCCCTTCCGTGCCGATACTGCCGATGGCGACCTGGATAAAGAAAGTAAATTTTACGTTTTAAAAGAAACCCACATGCCCGCCGTACTGGGAGAATTACTATTTTTTGATAATTGGAAAGATTACCGCACCCTTTGCGATCCCAATTATCCCAAACGTGCAGCACAAACTATTTTGAATTTTCTTAATCGCTCTAAAAACGAACTACTATGAAAAACCTTTTAAAAATTGGCATATTGGCATATCTATTAATTGCTATATCCTCCTGCGCAAACTACAAATGGAACTTTGTTTACAACAACGAAGACCTGGTGCGCGAAAAAATTTGCCACCCCGATACCATTTCCGAAACCATCGTTAAGGATACCTTAATACCAGTACTGGAAATTGATAGTTTTCTCCTGGCACAACTTAATGCCTCCGACGTGGAATTAATGGCGCTAACCGATAGCGTACAAAAACTACAACTTTACGGCACTAAAGCCGATAGCATTACCATAAAGCTTTTTGCCTCCATCACAAAATTAAAGTATGCCAATGCGGAGTTGCGTAAACTGGCAACAAATAAGAAAATACGCGTAATTACAAAATTAAAGCCGTATGCTGTTTACCAGGACAAGACATCGACCCTAAACGACCTTATAAATACACAGCAAAAACTGGCAAAATTTAAAACATACGTATGGGCATTGTCCTTTGCCTTCGCCTTCTTATTGTTCATTTTAGCAGTATTATTTATCAGAAAAAAATAACTGAATGTCGGACCGAGGTAACATAAACGCCCTTAAAACAATAATAACCAACATCTGGAAAACCAATAACCGGCAGGAAATTACCGGCCCTGTTGGCGGCAGTACCTTGCACGACATTGTAGACACACTTGGAAATTTAATACAAACCTCCGGAAAACTAATACAGTATTCGGTTAACCTAAATGCCGGAGTAACCCGCATAAACGTAGGCCTTACAGCCGATAAAATAATAGTAATAGGCCGCTATGCTGCCGAATCTGCCACAAAATTCCAATCGGGACGCTTAACCCTTTCCATAACCGGTGGATCGGTATATGTTATTTTTTCAGACACATTCGACAATAACCAGGGCAATGGCATCGGCCTCGATATTACCGGAGAAATCGACAGCGTGGATACCAGTAAAGTAAACCTGGTATTAAATAACACCTCCGGAGACATATTAATTTTTACATACAGTTTATACCAAGCCGATGCCACTTTGCAAGGTGCCGGAGTTACAAGCATTAACGGACAAACCGGAGCTGTAAATTTCAACGAAATACCCATTACCCTCATTGCTTTTCCAAGCAATGGCGCCATAAGCCTCGCAAAAGATTGCACAGGGTATAATTCTAAAACTGTAACAGCTCCTTTAACAATTACCCCTGCAACCGGAGCCATTGAAGGCGGAACCGCCTACGGAGTAATTATAGCAGATGGCACAAACGTACCCGATATAACTGCCTTTTCGCGTTGGGATTACAACGACTATGTAAATACCAATGGCGTATCAAACCACTGGTATGCCGCTCGCAAAAACGGGATAAATATTTTCAGATGGAATCAATTACCTTAATAATATAATACTATGTTAATACACGGCAGACAAAAATTAGAAGAAACAGGAAATCTATCCATTTGGGGAGATGTAGATCTAACCGCAGATGTTCCTAAACTCGATACAGATGGTTTTTTTGTAACCGTAGAGGGTAATGCCGGATGGTTAATGGTAATACCCTTTGGTGCAGACGATGATTCTACGGCTGTTAAAACTTGGTTTCGCGAAGGCGATAATCCTAAGTTAATCAAAGAAATTAAAAAGGATCTTGCGAACAACTCCGCTACCCTTGTTAAATGGGCTAAATAATTAATATTTAAAAGTTTTGGTTATGAGTGGAACGAGAATTGGTATTAAGAATGTGATTGGTAATAGTGGTGGTTTAAAATCCCCAGTATTCCGTATTGCAGATATGTCTGTTATTGTAAACGGTTATTTTGTTGATAGCTCCGGTAATGGAAAAAGAATACAAGCTGCAACCACTGCTATTGAAAACGACAGTTTAATTATGCCGGCAAATGATAGGGATATTATTTTGGCATTAAAGAAAATAGGGGAATACAGTAAATACTATACAAGCGATTCAAGTCCTAAAACAGTTCTGATTCGTAATATATCACAAGTTTCACGTATCCAATCAGCCCCAGTTTGTTCAAATTTGACAGTTGGCGAAACATATAATGTTAAAAAAGATACAATTATACATAATGGAATAACTTATGGTGTAGGATCTTCATTTGTTGCTGTTAATACGCTATGGTTAGGAGTCGGTATGGTTGTTAAAGGATTGGATAATGCTTCTTTTTTTAACGCAAAAAACAAAACCAATTTTTATTTATTCAATCGTACTCAAACCGAAGCAGAATGTCAAATATTATACGCTAACATATTTGATTACTTCCCGATTACGCAAGATGCTGATGCTTTCAGCATTTATTTAGGAACTAATCCATATCCGACAAATATAATTATTGATTGGGATGATGATACAACACCAGAAACAAAAGCTATTGGCACAAGTGACACCCTTGTTAGTCACACTTATACAGCTAGAACTGGACTAACAAAAAATATTAAAATCACAAGTAATGCTGATAAGATAAGGTACATTTATGCAACATCTGCTAGTTTAGCATGTACTTTTTACGTGAGTAATTTGACGGTATTAAATAATGTTCAAACTGCATCAGCACCATTATTATCAATAACAGGGGAAATAAAATCGGCAATAATTAACAACTTCTCAAGTTTGATTTTAGCCTCAAATGGGTTATCCACAATTAAAACTACTTTATTAAGTCCATCCAGATGGACTAAAATAGGAATTTACCAACCATCTATGGCCGATATTGCTGGATCGTTTGGAAATTTTGTATTTACGCCAACAATGATTACAAGTAACAATAAGATTATAACTTACAATGGTGGAACATTGACGGCTATTAACGCAAATCTAGAAATTAAAAATAATTGGCCAACAGAGATGGTGGATGCATTTTTAATAACATTAGCAGCATCTTCCCCAACTGTTACTTCCAAAACTCTCGATTTGAGAGGAAGCAATCAAGGACGGAGTTCTGCTAGTGATAGTGCAGTTACTACATTACAAGGCAAAGGTTGGACTGTACTTACATCAAATGGATGGATATTTAGAGGTGATTCAATAACTAGAGGGTCGCAAACTAGTGATCCTGTTACCAAAAGATGGCCTTATTTACTTTGCGCAAATAAAGGTAAAGTCGAATTAAATCACGGTAACGATGGGCAAGCGTTATGCAGAACAACTGGATACCAATCAACAATTGAAAAAGAATATGTATATACACCTAGTACTAAAATATTTATTGCATATGGCGTAAATGATGCGTTTGCCAATAATTCATTTCCGGGAAGTTGGACAACTACAGAATTTTTAGCAAATCTTGAAAGTATTATTTTATACTTGATATATAAAAAAAATTGGCTTATTACAGAGATTGTATTAGTTAGTTGTACTTATGCTACAAATGCTACTTTACTAGCGAGATTACCAAATTATAATGCCGTAATACAATCTTTAGCAATCAAATATGGAATACAGTATTGTGATGTGTATACTTATATGATGAATAATGGTGGTGCGTCATTATTAGCGGACGGTACACATCCAAATGATGCCGGTCATCAAGTAATCGCGAATTACATGATTGCTAATGTTTCTTAATTTAAAACTTTATGAAAAAACTAATCCTCTTAACCCTTACCCTTACAATATCCCTCACCACATTTGCCCAATCGCAAAAAACCATACTACCCATAAACAACCCGGTAGTTGCCAAATACTATATACACGCAAAGGATAGTTTAAGCGCGGCATTGATACGCATTGGAAGCGATACGGCAACAACTAAGAGAGAATTGCGTGATATAGCTAACGCATTATTGGAAATAATTAATAATATTGATGTTGTTAATCCGGACAGTTCCTGGAATAAAATAAAAACAGGAATTGACAACGATAGTATTACTATAGATTCATTATTAAAACAATATCACAACGGCATTTTAGTGATTCAAACCTATCCTGATGGTGGATTGAAAACATCCGGAGGTCGAATTGCAAAAATTAAAACTGTTACCGATACGTATAATGTATTAAGCGACGACTATACCGTTATTTGCAATAAGTCTACATCCTTTACAGTTACACTTCCAGTGGCAGTAATTGGACAAATATTTAATATAAAAAATATAAATATTGGAGAAATTACATTGGATGCAAATTCAACTGATACGATTGATGGAGATTTGACAATTACTTTATTACAATGGGACAGCGTAACAATACAATGTTACGAAGCTAATAAATGGATAATACTTTAATAATTAGGATATGAGCTATAAAAAAGTAGAAGAGCGAACATATAGAGCTACTATTCAATTTACAGACGTAAATCAGTTTCAAACTATTTTACCGGCCAAAGCTGGGAAATACTTTTTATTAACTGGTATTTATTGGATAAATACCAATAATATAGATGTAAATACAGATTGCATTATAGTTCCAACATACGGTAGCGCAGATACTCAATATTCTGGACAGAATGTTTTTTTAACAAACGGAATGAAAGCTAATTCTGCTAATAGAGGTGGATTTTGGAGCCCATATTTTGGTGGTGATGCGTATGGGGCTTTAATTGATTTAACCTATCCTTTAAGGCTAAAAACGATAGGAACATATACTGCGGGCAAAACAACAAATCTAAATATTTTCGTAAAGGGCATAATGTTTTAGATATGAAAATAATTGCATTAATACCATCTATTAACAGAGGTTATGTTTTATACAAAACCATTGCTGATCTTGAAACGTTAAATCAAGTAGATGATATTATTGTATTGAGTGAAAAAATACCACAAGGTGTTGCTAAAGCTCGCAGACAATTAGTAAATATAGCCTACGAAAAATATGGAGATGGATGTATTTTTCTAATGCTAAATGACGATTGCACATTCACCGATCAATCGAACATTAAATGGGCTGCCGAATATTTCAACGAAAATCCAAATTTAGGGTTACTCCAATTTCCGGTAAAAGCTCCGCATAAAGATGTGTTTTTAGAAAAACCAACCGCTTTTCATTGTTTCATGTTCCGGTCCGATTTAGTAGGAAAAGGGATTAACTATACCGATGGAGAACATTTGGACGAAATTTTATTCTCGCTGGATATTTTTTTTGCCGGCTACGATATAGGAATGACATTACGTTGCATAATTCCGCATCACGTGGCAATCAATGAAAGTAATGCAATTCAAGGCGGCATATTCAATAGTATAAAAGATGGTTTTATTAAGCCTCAATCGTTTATAACAAAAAAATATGCCGGATTAATAAAATGGAAAAAAGGGCATTATATGTTTTCTGATTTACCTGATATTTTTAGTATAGTTCCAAATAACAAAGGATACGAATTGCATCAAAAAAACAATAATCTAATAAGTAAATAACATGAAAACACTATCATTATTTCTCATCCTATTATATCCCTTACTCTGCTCAGCCAATACATATTATGTAACAAAATCCGGTAACGACACCAATACAGGATTATCAATAGATAACGCCTGGTTATCAATAGCCTATTCAGCAACAAAAGTAAAACCGGGCGACATTGTTTATATTAAAGCCGGATTATACCCCGATGAATTTATTGATGTAAAAAATTCGGGAATAGAAAGCGCGCAAATAATTTTTCAGGGTTATGAAAATACTCCTGGTGATGTACCATCTATTATGCCAGTTATACAAGGAAAAGCGGGCATTATATGCATGGGCATTGATAAAAGGAGTAATATAGAGATTCGTAATTTATCATTTGAAAATTGCTTTAGGGCCATATATTGCTATGGTTCCAATCATATTGTATTTGATAATATAACAATGAATAATATCGGCATTGAAAGTTCCGATGGCGAAGGAATATCGTTATACCTTACTGATAATTTCACAATAAAAAACTGCAAAATTACCGATGCCGGTATGGTTAATTTTGCGGCTGTTAGGTGCAATAACGGACTTATTGAAAATTGCACCAGCTATGCCATTGAATACATTAAAGGATCTACCGACTATCACATAATACTTCAGGATTCAAAAAATGTTATCATTAAAAACTGCGAGGCTTACAATCTTCACTCCTTAAATGGTGGCCATCCCGGTCACGGTATCGGAATTAAGGATACGTATAGAGGTGGTTATCAATATCCCCATAGTAACAATAATAAAATTATAAATTGCTCTGCCTACGATATGGGCGAATACTTTTTTGTGGCTCACGAAGCATACAACAATGAATTTGAAAATTGTACGGCCATCGGCCACTACGAAAATCCTTTACAAAACTATTGGAGTGAGGGTATCAATATTCGGGACGGTGCGCACGATAATATGTTTAAAAATTGCATCGTAAAAAGCACCCGGACAAGTATAGCAATTCAGAATACGGAAGAAGGCCCAGTAAATACAGATGGCGTTCCCATAGTGCAGATATGTTATGGAAATCTTATCTATAACAGCAAGTTTGTTAATTCAATCTCTGCGATAGAAATGTGGAGCTCCAACAATAACACCTTTCGAAAATGTGAATTTGATAGTGTTAACGGTTCGCTTATCCGCATTGTTTGGGAAGCCGGGAACGATTTCAATGTAATTGATAGTTCCAACATTTTAAACGCTAAAAATTTACTTAGCGACAACTGGAAAAGTGGTACTACTGTTTCTATCACAAATAGTAATTTTTGGAACAATGGTTTTACAACTCCTGCCGGAAATACTGCCATTAATCCATATATACCAGTTATACCGGAAATAGAGTGTCAAGCTTATAAGGATTTGTTGAACGAATGCCTTACTGTATTTTATAAAACAACAATCTCAGCAAAGCTTAAAAAAACTATGCGCGGGAAAATAATTTCCATCTTAAAATAAGCAACATGCCTAATACCGCTTTTCTATCCACACCCGGACTCGTTTCTTTAGCAGGAAATCCAGTGAACTTTAAATTGGCTGGAAGAAATGCGTTTACTGGCAATGGTTATGCTGCTACAGCACAAATTATCCTATACAAATATGCAGCCTTTTCGAACGATCAAACAAAAACCATAACCTGGGGGAACGGATCGTTAACCCTTACAGCTAAAACAACACCCACAGCCTACAACCATATTGCTACTACTGCCGTAGATGAAGATATTCTCGCGGCACTTTTACAGGATCCCAATTTCGTCAACGATTTCACCGCCGAAATAGATGAGGGAGCTCTTTTAATTACTGCCCGAAAATCAGGATTTGCTTACAATATAGAAGTAACAGGTAATCTATCTATTAATGATTATATACAAGTTTCCGGAGGTGATAATACTCCTGTTTCGTTTTATAAATTAGTAGCTAAATTAGAGGTGGATGGTCAGGTATTGCCAGAACTTACCCTACCTGTTGAAGGGGGTGCTTCCGAAACTTACCCAGCCGGATGGAATAATTACAAAGCAGGTGTAGCCGATATTGATGTGGCCGATATGCTAAGCGAAGAAAACCGCGGACATTTCACCCTCATTTTCGAAACAAATGTTCGGCACCAGGTTCATAACATTCTAAAAGCATTCAGGATGTATGCCTACGAACAAAATGGCATACCTCCGGTTACAGGGGGCGGATCCTATTCCGATACTTTTTACGCACTCCAGGGCAAACTGGAAAACTTTCGCCAGGGAGAATTAAATTATTTAGAAAAGAATGTTACCGATTTACTTACAGAAACACGCATGTTTCTATCATTTGCTCCGGTAACGAAACAAACCGATATTTATGCTCCGGAACGATTATCCTGGTTATTTCAAAATGCAGGAACTTACAGGCTATGGGCTACAGAATATTATTCAAACGGCACAGTTTTCACTGCCGCCCGGGACGAAGTTGTAATTACGGGTTTAGGTGTATGCGAATTCGACACATCCTATAAAAGCATTCGCACCAATTTCGATCGCGATTTGGTATCGTACAAAGTGTGGATCGCAAATTCATCCGGCGAAGCAATTTCTGAGGAGCGCACTTACGTTATTGATTATAATTTTTTTAATAATGCCAGGTACTTCTTTTTTAAAAATTCTTTAGGTGTATACGAGTGTATGCGCACCACTGGCGTTGCTGTAAAAAGTTTAAATGTTAAAAAGGATTTCATTAATATTCCGTACGATAAACGGTTCACCAATTTGGATACGCAGGAAAAACAATTGTCTGCTACCTCCGAATTGGCTTACGAAATAAACAGCGGGTATTTTACCGATAAATACTGGGCCGATTATTTCCAACAATTTCTATTATCCTCAGATGTGTATTGGCTTAAAAAAGGAACTGCTTACCCTGCCAGCATCCGCGATAGTAAAAATAAAGTTTCGGAAGATGGCGAATATACCCAATACGCAACCTTTAATCTGGTGCATTCAATCCACGACGATTTTACCGAAGAATTTATCGCAACGGCGCCAATTTCAATCGGTGATTTCAGTTTCGACTTCAGCACAGATTACTTTATCGGATCCGGAATTTTGTTTTTATCCGATTTACAAGTTGGATATTTCACAAAACAAGGTTGTGGTAGTGGTTTTAGCGGTACAGACGAAAGTTATATTATTGCTGCCGGGACTTATTCGAGCTATATTTCGCAGCAAGATGCAAACGATAAAGCGCTGGCCGATATAGCTGCAAACGGGCAAAATTATGCCGATTTACACGGATCGTGCATATTTACAGGTAATGTAACCGAATTTCTTGCAAGTATTGAAAGCTTTACAAACCCAACTGTATACGGTGCGCATGACGGTACTATTAATATAATAGTTTCCGGAGGTTTGTCACCATATACATTTGCGTGGAACGATGCTGTAACAACCCAAAACCGAACAGGATTAGCAGATGGTAATTATAGCGTTACAGTTCGCGACTCACTCGGTCAGGAAATTATACTTAGTCAGGAACTACAGGAACCAGTTCAATTATACTGGAACACCGTACAAACATGGCGTGCTCGTAAAAATAATTGCGGATCTGGTTATTACGGATCAATCGAAACCATGACAGCTTTGGCAAATACATTTTCGTCTACTATATCAGTTGATAATGCAAATGCATTAGCGTTAGCATACCTACAAGCTAATGCACAAGCTTACGCAAATTCTGTGGGTACATGTGAACTATATGCTGAAGGTACACTGGATATTATTAAAGATGCAGGTGCAGTATTCCAATTGGATATTACCTATAGCGATCAAACAACGCAAATGATTAATCAAAATACTCCCAATCCGGTAGATATTAAACAAATGGCAGCAACGTTATTACTCACCGGCAGTAATATCGATCATGGCTATTTTCAACCGGATACCAACGATCGTGTAAATAAAAATACCAATCGGTTATATACATTCACCACCATTCAACATTTAGTAATTGTATAATGGATAGCATTACAATTAATAACACGGTTATCGATTTCGACGGAAAACTGGCAATGGTGCTTAACAATCCCATGTTTTCCGACGAAATAAGCTATTCGTTACAATCCACCGCAGTAGATTCTGTTAATAACCGCAAAGCCTTTGGTTACATAAACCGCATTGATATTAAAGACAATAAAACCCGTGAATTGCCTGGGTATATCAATTTTGGTTCCATACGTTACGATGGCATTTTTGTAGTAAAATACCAGGGCGGCGCCTTCCCTTTTTACTTCAAAATTACAGGCGATTTTTGGAGCGCAATTAAAGATAAATATCTGGCCGATTTGCCTTTCGATGTTGTAACCTTCCCATCCGAATTAAATTACAATACCATTGCCAATGCCATTGCAGCCTATAATAATGATAATTGCGAGCAGCCATTTTGCTTCCCGCAGGTAACAAACAAAAAGGTTTCCGAAACATTTTCAATTATAACGCCCACAGCAGATCTTATAAATGTAATCGATCAGCAGGATAAACAGTTTGCGTTTATCCCATTCCCTTTTATACACTATATCCTTCGAACTATCTTCGAAAAAAACGGGCTGTTTATCAAACAAAATGCGTTTGATAAATATATGTTTTTAAAGCGGCTTGTGGCTCCGAGCAATTTTTTGATTAATGAATTAGCTTTAAACCATACTCCAACATCAGAAACAGATTATATAATTACTAAAATTACAAATACGCAATCTCCAGAGGTTACAACTCTTATTCCTCATAATTTAACGACCGGATCATTAATTAAAATTTTGAATTGTGGAGACGATACCGATAATGGAAGCCCCGAATTTGCAAATGTAGAAACAAGAGTATTTCAAGTAGAAGTAACAGACGCCTATAATTTTACTTTACTAAATGAAGACTTTTCTGGTTTTACAAAAGAGTTTAACAGATTATCATATTCTCCAACTGCTATAACTAAGCAAACAATTGGCACTACAAAGCAAATAAAATTTACAAGAATAGGGGAGCCATTAGACCCAGCCACATACGAATCAAATAATTTATTCTATATTAGAAGTGACGATTTCAGTGGAATAGTACCTGGAGGGTATGGCCAATATTATGAGGAATACTACATTACTTTAGCATTGAATTGGGATTCAGAATATGAAATTTATTTAGAAGACGAACTTCCATATATTACTAAGGATCTAAATTACGATTCTCATTCTTATGCTAATTTAAAGGTTTATCACATTGATAAAAAGAATTCACAGCAATTGCATTCTATTTATTATGTACCTCAAGGCAGCCTGCACATCTTGCCAAAACCAGACTGTACTTTTAAAACAATCAACCCGGCAAATCACATGCCGTATATGCTTATTAACGATTTTATAAATGCGTTAAAAGATATTGGCATATACACTTTTCTTCGCAAAACATTTGCGGAGATTAAAACAATTGCAGATATTCTCAACAGCACGGAGGTTGAAGATATTTCGGCAATCTCAACGGCATTCAATGCAATCGAAAATCCTGATAAACCCGGTTACTCCTTAAAATTTACAGCCGATGGAAACGATGCCTTTTATAAGGAAAAAATGCCCGTTTCTTTTATCGATCCTAAATATAATATTAAGGATCCGGTAGCAACAAAATCGGCACTCTCACCAACCGGATCGGAAACAAACGATGTTCGGCTAGTGCTAGACGAGGATACATATTATGTATTTAATAAATCGTTCCTCAATGCCGATAATAACTGGAAATTACTTTGTTACAATAATGTTGATTTATTATCCGGAGAAGGCGATATAAAAATACAGCCTAAATTATCTCCATTAATGCGCAATAGTCAGTACAATCAGTACGACGTTGCATGCGGTTGCTTAACGTTTCCAAGTGAGGTTAAAATGAACCTTCGCCTTGCTTCATATTATAATTTGTATAGCGGTACAGTTCCATTTGCCTCAAGTTACGATCTTGTACCTAATGGTAACATCAATCCCGATGCCGAATTGATTATAAAATGGGATGGCCTAAAAGGTATCTATAACCTACTTTTAAAAGAATACCTGGAATGGGAAACAAATATAAGGAAGGACTGCAAAAAAGTAGTTCTATGGCCCGCTAAAAACCTTAATGATTTCGATTTTGCAAAAAAATACCGCGACCGAGGCACCAATTACCTGGTTAAATCGGTTAAGTATGAGATGGATTTTAAAACAGGGGAAATTGAGCACAATGAGACTGAGGTAGCGAGGTGTTAATTAAATAATACCTCGCAGAATATCTGGTTTAAAATTCAATACTTTCTCCGATTTCTCCCCAAAATGCCTGCGAATGTAGCTATATGTACTTTCCATAGATGTGTGGCCAAGGTGTGACATTAACTCCGATAATGTTGCTCCACTCTCCAATAATTTACCCGCTCCGGTATGTTTAAATGAGTAAAATTTGTACAATTTTGGCATTTTTAACTCTTCCCTGTATTGAACAAACCTCCTTTGAAAGAAGTTTTTACCCAGGGCAATTAAGCCTGGTTTACCACCCCTGGAAAATATGTAATAATCTTTCGGGTAATTAACTATTTTAAAATTAGTTAGCAATTCTACCAGAGCTGCAGGAATAGTAATTTTTCGGGCCCCCGTTTTACCGCTTTCCTGAGTAATATGAACCATATTATTATATAAATCAATATCCTGAACCTTTAACAAACGTAATTCATTACCCGGACGACAACATAAAAAGAATTGCATTAAACAAGCAATAAAAAACTGTTCATCCCTTGACGAAACATGATTTAAAAATGTGCGCATATCCACATCCATTATCGGACGGGCTGCCATATCCTTAGTTTTTGGAGGTCTGACAATTCCCTCCAGGGGAATGCAGTCTGTTAATTTTTTATTCTTAAAATAACGGAACATTTGCCCCAAATTCTGCTTGTATTTGTCAATAGTCCGCGGATCCAGTTTGCGATTATCAATAAGATTTGCAAAGAATTTTTTAACTACCTCATTATTAATCTCGAAAATACGGTATTTTTCAAACCCATTATTTTCAAGCCATTCTCTAAATAAACGAGTTTTGGACTGGTACGATTCATATGTTTTTGGAGATACACGTCTTTTTGTTTCTAGGAGAAATCCTGAAAGGTGTTTACGAATGTGCGAATTATTATGTTTTTCGTTACCTAACCGAGCGGTTACGTTTCGATATTGCGTTTCGTCAGCATAGATATACTGACTCGGATCCCAAGGTCGCCATCCTGCAGTAAGCTTTTTTGAATAAATGGATATTAATCTATTAGCATACTTTCTGCGCTCATTAATATCTTCAATATTTTTGAGCCCTTTATAAATACGGAACTTCTCAAGCCTATCCGTTTTCGGATAATAGCATAAATACTCAATATGCCACTTTTTCCCTTCAACCAGGTGTGGCATTACAACTTCAACATCTTTAGACTTTTTCATAGTGTTTTCCTGTTATCCGCGTCCCCCAACGCTTTCAAACAGACTTTCATCTATTTTAAGTCTACCTTTTAAACTCCATAAATGTAATGCGTTGATTTGCATTGCATTTATGGAGTTTTGTGGAGCTGGCGGGAACCTCGTTTTTTGTTATAATAAGCTCATTATCAATTCAAATTTTCAATCTATTTAGGCTATTTTTTTAAAATAGCCTACCTGTTATTCTATTTTTTATTTTATATGGTATTGTCCTTCTTAGCTTATTTATTGGTAATTACATTTACAATAAAAATCATGAAAATATTTAACCGTATTATTAAGGCTATTGCCCGCGAAACGGCAAAGGAAGTTGTAGAACAATCCAATAATAAACCCTTAACTGCAAAGTTTACTTTTGATTCTTTTCGTCAGAAGGACAGTACTTATTTACAAAATCCGCCATCTGTTTAGCATATTCTGCATTCATATCATCTACAACCATTTTATAGAATTCTTTATTATCCACACCTTTAATGTTAGCAAGTATATTGCTCAATAAATGAATTATTGTGTCATTAGCCACATTGTTTCTAACTGAATAATGTAGCAGATCGCTATAAACATCATTTACATTTTTAAACGCCAGATCAAAACTTAATTTATCCATTCCGTTTACCCTTTAATTAATGCTGTTAAACATATATATTAAACAATCTAATTTTACTGCAACCCGTAATACTATGTTATAAATAACCTCTAAACGGGGTAATCTGTTTTGTTCAATTACTTTTTTGTTGTTTGTTTTTTAGGCACACTCTCCAATACACTCAATTTTTCCCTAAGTCTATCATTATCATCCTCTAATAGTTTAACCTGTTTCGATAAGCTTTCTATTAACAGGTTCGACATTGCTT